CTTCAACCAACACTTTGGTCAAGGCAAATGCCAAACCAAACACTTGGTAGACGTAGCGTTGTAAGAACAACACGCCACCTTGTTGATAGGTAACAGGTGAGCCATCAGGCAACTGAGGCGCAGCACCGAAACCATACAATACAGGCTCTTCGTGGTAGTTACGTGGAATACCAGCTTGTTCACGGAATACAGTGGACCATTCGTCTGCACGTTGGTCATAAACACCGTCAAAAGCCTCGTTTAGGATTGGTTCTACGATTGAACGGAAATCCGTACTTCTCATTGGAGCAGCCATGTTCTATTCTCCTTATGCTATGGCAGCAACGTTAGCAGTAAACTGCTGTTGCGAGATTTGAACACGTACGATCACATAGGGATCGCCCCAATTGTTGTCTGGATACGGAGCGATATCAATCACACGCAGTGTGTTGTTACCACTTGTTGTTCCAGAGCTAGACATCGTCGCTGCAGACAAACCAGTAGTGGTTGAGCCTGCATATGGATTCGTGATGTCAAACTGGCTACCGATAGCTGTTTGGCTAACAGGACCATCTGATTGAATCTCATAAACGATTTGCTGATCTTGGTAGAAGTAAGCAATGATGTTGGTACCAGCAGTGTTAGCTGGCCAATTGTTACTTACACGACGACGACCAGTTGTGTCAGTCCATTCAACACCGTCGAATGCGCCTTGGATTGTGTCAGTACCGTCGGAACGGACAATAACACCACCAGACAACTCAACAGGCTGACCTTTTAACAGGTTTTGGTTATAACCTGATGTAATACCATTAGTCAACGCAATGGCACGATCCAAACCTGTTGGATGGTACACTGGGCGCAAACCGAATGGTGCAGATGTTGCAGACATAAGTTGCTCCTTAAAAAGGGTTAATTAAAATTTTTGGCTTCGCTTTGTTCAAAGCTATCGGCAAAATCGCTATTAACGCAATTTTCAGGGCTACTACGAATTCTCAAACTAAGCGACTTGATTGCTTCGCTTATTTTCCATCATTATAACCCCATTTGTTAATAAAAACAAACAGGGTTATAAAAATTAAAACACAGGTGCTTGTCGACTTTGGTCGAACTGCATGCCGTCACCTTCGATTTGACCGAGGCGCTTACCATTACTGTCCTTGGCGTTCAAGAGTTGGTCTTGTTGGACCTTGATTTTCTCTTGCTCTTCCATTGGAGCGTAGTGGTGCATCTCTGCCATGATCTCTTGGTACACTTCATTAGGCATTTTGTAAAGAATCATCTCGTTACAAGCAACATGACCTTCCAACTCACCTGCTTTTACGTGGTAATTCTCAAAGCCAGGAAGTTCCTCGGCTTTTACAGGCGTATAGCCCATGCGCAAGCGTTTGTGGATAGGGTCGTATTGGTTTGTAGAAGACAACCAGCACAGGTGGAATCCAGGAATTTCTGGTGGAGTCGGAAGAGCCTCTTGCATCCACTCAGAGCGGAACATACGACGACGTTCTTCTGAGGATGCAAAACTATCTTCAGGCGCAGCACGTGTCTTATCGACAATAGCGCCACGATTTTCACGACCAGAGTTAGTATTTTTCTTTAAGCGATTGTCCATTTTTAACCTCGATTCTTGTTAGAGCGATCCCATTCAGCGTACTTGCGAATGGCGTTTTGACGAGCAGTGGGGTTATCCCAAAGACCAGCTTCCTTCATAGCAGCGACACGATCAGGACTTAGTCTAAACTCGTTAGACTTTGTCGTTGCCATCGTTTCTCTACCAGAACTTGTCATCACAGATCGAGGTCTTTTATGTTGAACATTACCTGCATTATAACCGCTATTCGATTTTTGCGGCAAATATCTTTGCATGCGGGTGTCCAGCTCATCCCAGTAATCTGGAGAAGTCGGGTCGAACCCTTCTTCGGTCAGTTTTTTGTCGACCAATTGGGCGATTTGTGACTCCTCGTTCCGACCTTGTGGGTCGTACCAAGGATTTTCCTCCATCCAATCAGCAGCCATACGCTGAACCATGGGGTCTGGAACACTGATGTTCTGTTGAGGTGTGGTCATTTGCTTGGTGGCATTGGTCTTTAGCATCTCGAGAGATTCGAGTTTACGCTTAGAGTCGTACCACATTTCTTGCGCATGAGCCAAAGACTCGCCATCATTGCGAGTGACAGCCTCTTTCATCTTCATTTTGGCGTATTCGACTTGCACACCTGCGTCTTCGATCGCTTTATCCACACGTGCCAACTCGGCACCTGAGGTTTTACGCTCGACTGCAGCGAGTCGGTCAGCCAATTCTGAGTTTTGCTTCTTGAGTGCGGTGATTAAGTAGTTGGATTCCTTCGCTTTCTCACGATGGATCTGCTTTTTCAACCTGCGCTCTTCACGTCGAGCAGCCCGAATCTCTTCTCGCTCGGGATCTACATCGTCACCTTTTCGACCTGTTGGTTCATCGTCATGATCGTCGTCATGATCCTGAGCGCTGTCTGCGCTTTGGTCTTGTGGATTGTGTTCGCCTTCAGGCAACATTACTGCCGCACCTCCGTCGTCAAGTTCGTCCACTTGCATTTCTGCTTTTTCAGTTGGGTTCATACAGTTTTCCTCTCAAAACTTTAGATGAATGCTTTAATTTCTCGTGGGTCGCCTGTGACTTTACCGATTAGTTCGTGGTCGTTGAAAAACGTGAACAACGCTTTTCCCTTTGCACCACTCTCGTCGGTGAAATCTACTTCCCAGCGATCACCACCCCACTTAGGCACACGCACGTAATCACCTACTTGCGCCCAAGCACCTTCTGGCCATGCAGCCATTGTTTCACGATTTTTGAACGCCAGTGCTCCAACTGCGATCACTTTGCCAATCATCGTGTTCCACTTCTCAGTTTCCTTGACTTCTTCGGGAATATAAATTCCAGCGGAAGTTACCTTCTCTTTCACAGCCCTTAACTGAACCAACACTCTGCCACCATACGGTGCCATCAATGGGTCGATTGTTGGGAATGCTTCTGCAAGCGTCTGTTCGATATCATTCGACATCTTTATCCTCTTCTGATAGTAAGTTGTTTAAAATTTCCAAGGCTTCTTGCAAGCCTTGATTCTGGCCAACCAAACGCTGATAACTTTCGAAATTGACGCAGTTGCCGTTTACCAGCGACTCTGCAATTTCCTGTTGCCGACGTTTGATGCCGTTTATGAGATCGTTTGGAGTTACCATTAGCGACCTCGAGCTGAACCTTTTCTACCGACCGCAATAGCGATCATAAGTCCAGGTTTTTTCGCACTGCCACCTTTTTTAAGGGAGGCAATCTTTGCTTTACCAGCATTGAAGTCGACACCTACATTCTTCTTGTCGCCCATTGCTGGTAAATTTGCTGCTGCGGCATTTGAAACAGCACCGCCATTAGCGTAGCCTTTCACTTTACCGCCTTTTTTCATTACGTTACCTTCTGTGATTCCCATAGCCATTTTCTTATGGGCATTGATTGCTTCAGTCATAGTTTTCTCCTAGGGTTGAACTGGTGGTTGGGGCATTTGATTCGGCATAGTGGCTTGCTGAGGTGCTTGTTCAGCCATCTGCTGGGCTGCTGCTTGTTGCTCAGCCATTGCTTGTCGTTCTAATTTATCTCTTTCAAACTGCTGTTCCATCGTCATGACATTGATGTCGTGAGTTATTTCCGCAGCTTTCATTTGCTCGTCCGTGACGATCTTGGCTTGCTTTGCTTCCTTGTCATCTAATTGCTTTTGTTGACGCAATTGTAAATCGATCTGATCGTAGGTTGCCTTGCGCTGTGTTTCTGCCATCTGAGTTTGGGTAATTGCTTGAATCTCAGGAGGCATAGGTTGCTGACTCTTCATCTTCTGCACCATCTCGAGCGCCTGTTGCAATGCAGGGATAATCGTTTCCGCAATTGTTGCAGCGTCTTGGTGCACGTGCTTACCAGCAGCAGCTACCAACTTCTGCGCTTCTTGCATAATTGGCTCGACTTTCAAGACGTTGAATGGGCGATCCAGCGCAGCAGAAGTGTATCCGTCGACTTGGTTCAAATACCAAAGTGTTAAGTGTTGCTTCATGTGCTCCAAGAATGCAGGCACGAATGTGGGCGCCATGATCGGATTGGAGCCATACATTGGATCTTTGAAATAGTCCAAGTGTGTGATCATATGAGCCAGCTGATCTTGGATCGGGAACGCACCGACTGGCTTGCCGATTGTCATTGCCACATTCTCGAGCGCAGGGTTCATGTCCTTCACATCTTGTGGGTCTGGCAATACTTCGTTTACGTCTGGCAACTTTATTTGCTTAAGTATCCGCTTCTCAACAGCGAGTCGATTGTACAAATCAGGGTTAGCAGCGGCACGAGCAGCCAAGGTTTGTATTTGTGCATAGCGCTGGCTTTCTGCAAAGATGTGTGGGTCAGAAACAGGAATAACGTCTGGATTGGAGATAAAGTCGTCAGCGGTTACGTCTAAATCTTCAACAACTTCGTTCTTACGTTGCTCGTCCAAATACCAACGATTGAGTCGACCGAGCACCTTGAACACTCTGCGTTGCGAGTCGTGGAGTCTGCTGTGGATCGAGCTAAAGACTGCAGCGCCTTGTTCGATCAGCGCTTGCGTCGTGCCCACTGGTGCGTTGGAAGTTACGTCAGCAATCTTCTCTTCGGAAGTCGTGACCACACCCTTAGCTGCATCCGTGAGCCAGCCGAGCAATTGCATAAGCACTGGCGAGGGTTGGTTGAACGGCACTGGCATGGCAATCTTGCGCACGTCGTCCACTCCTGGAGCACCTTCGATTTCTGTGACTTGAGTTGGTTCGATTGTTAACGACTGACCAGAGATCTTGCCACCTTTCAACTTCAACATCGTCGGAGCAGTAGCGATATGCGCTGAGTCCAGCAACGCACGCAATGCACCTGTTAGTGCAGCGCTGAGACCGCCAATAAGGTGAGGCAAACCAATAGCATAAGCGCCTCGCCAAGGAATGAACTTGAATTCAATAATGTGGTCGAGCTTAGTAAATGTTTCATCACCATCCTCCCAGTTGCGGTAAAGTCCGATCACCTCACGCTCGTTTTCGTCAATCATCAAGACGTAAGGTGCTCGCTCTTCTTTGGTGAGCTTGTCACCTTCGAGTTGCATAAAGGTTTGAATGTGGTAAACTCGACGGATGCCGTCGATGTTATTGCTCTTCGGATTACGACCTTCGATCTTGTCGTTGGCTTTCTCAGGCTTTGTCTCTTCGGGCATCTCGGACGAGATGTATGCATCGATGTCTTTATACAAGCCTGACTCAACTCGGATTTCGAATTGTTCTTGCGTGATGTCTTGGAATTCTGTAACACGCTCTGCGGTGTAAAAATTGCCAGCTGCGAAAGGTAAGTAGATATTGTCGATAGGCACAAACTCAGCGCATGGGCGCTTCTTAGTTTCGTCCCACCACATCTTCATATACTGCGAACCACCGAGTGGGAGTTGAGTCAACATCTGCTCTTGCTCGTCTCGGTATTCTTCGATCTGCTCGGTCAACTGCCAATTCATGTAGTCACGCTTGCGCTCTGCCTTGGCGACTTTTTCTTCGGTTACCTCGCCGATGATCTTCGTCTTCACTGGTCCATCGGGTGGGAACAATTCTTTGATCGCACGTGCGGCAAAATCTACGCAAGCCTCAGCCATCACAGGGTGCACAACTTTACTTGCGCCCATGAACTGTGCGCCTCCAGGAGCGTCATGTCCTAAGCCAGTGCGACGTAGCCCTTCTTCGTATTGCTTGTCACGCTCTTCACGTGCTTCTTTGTCTTTGTCGATTAGGTCCAAATACTTTAGCGCAATCTTGCTCAGCTCCCAGCTGTCCAGCTCTTCAGCCATGTTGGCGTAGAAATCTGGGCTTTCTTCTGGACCTTTTAGGTCGTCCATGCGCACGATCGCCGAGCCATCAGGCAACTCTTCAACTTCTGATTCTTCTTGGTCAAACAATTGCGAAAGTGGTTCGTCACCTTCCAAGTTTTGTGCCGAATCGCCTTCAAGTGGATCAATGTAGCGATTGTAGTCCTGTGGGATTGGCATTTCAGTAGCCATATATTATTTCCTTTTAATCCAAGTGTCTGGTGTCATGCGATGCTTTTCAACAAAGTCGTCATGCAATTTCTTCGGTGCAGTTTTGTGCCGTTTCGATATCTCGGTCATAAGTTCGTCGATAGACTTGTAGTCGGTCTTCGGCAACTTCGGCAAGTTCGTCTCAAGACTTCGCACCGCACCACCTTTAGCGAAACTCTTCCGATACTGAACTTGGGCGCCAAGCACAGGCTTACCACCTTGCGCAGGTTGCATAACATTCACCCCTGCGAATCCATTGCCACCGAGCGGAACTCCGTAGCCAGCTTGATAGCCTGTCATTCTTGCAGGCATTTGCGGACTTTGCATGCCTTGCACTCCTAAGTGTGCCATTCCTGGACCAACAGGAGTGCGGTAAGATAAGTCGCCCATGTAGGTGTCGGGTGCGTGACCCAACTTGGTGACTCGCCCACTCACCATACCGCCCAAAGCAGGTGTGCCATACTCGCCATAAATATTCGTGCGTGCAGCTGGTAATTGAGCATTCGGGATGTCGCTACGTGCTGGCGCTTGATGCCGTTGTAAAGCGAACTTCATGTAGTCCTGCTCGAATTGCTTAACAATCCCTGACTCAGTCGTTTTGGAGTTGTCGGGATTGTCCATCGTGCGAGAGTAGAACTGCACAGATGGGTCGCTGTCGGTTTGTTTTACCGCACCGCCACCATCCCGCATCTTTACAATGCCACCAGCTCGGTAACCCTCTGGCTTAACATTAGGTTCGATGAAATTGATAAAGTCACCACGGGTCATAAACCGAGAAGAGTCTGGCGCAGCATCAATCGCTTCATTGAAAAGCACATGACCCTTTTGCATGTCTTTGCCGTAAATACTTTTCAGTGTATCGACAACGCTGTCTGTGTCTTTTAAATCAACGAGATTGTAGTGATCTAAATCTTTAACTTTGCCCCAATTTCCACTATTCAAAAAATCTAGAACTGACTTCTGAACTACTTGCTGGTAGTTTGGATCACGTCTTGCATATTCTTTCGCTTGATCGCTAGAAAATGAATTGCCAACAGGTTTCAACTCTGTGATGTCTGCGAGAGGAAGTTCTTTTTTCGGCAGCATCGCTTCTGCCTGTTGCTCGAGAGCAGGGAGTTCTTTTCTCAACTCTGCAGGGATAGACTTGTCAGATCCTCCAGCTGCATAGTAATCTATAACATCATCGACAATGTTTTGATCATAGCCTCTTTGAGCAACTAAGTCGCCAAGATTTCTAGCTGTTTGGTCGAAAAGGGCAGATTCACTGTCTGTGTAATCACCCATGTGAGTTTTCGAAACGTCGTATTTAGAACTATCAATCATCGCTTGGACGTGTGGTCGACCTTCTGCATCGAGCAATGCAGTTAGTCGATTGTCGCCAGAACCATAAGAGTGAGCAAGACTTTCACCTTGCGTGCACCAGCCACCCTGTTTACCGATCTTGGTGCAGAAATCCATGCCACTTTTTTCTGCAGTTTCTGGTATGTCTATCCATTTCATTCCTGGTTTTTCCACAAATGAAAGTTTAGCATCGGGTATTTCAAAACGTGCATTAGCAGTTAGGTTGTCCAGCATCCCAGCTTTTTCAGCCTTAGCAGCTTCAGCAGAGCGCCAGTCATTGATCTTGGCGACTCGCTCGATCGCTTGTGTTAGCGTGACTTTGTCCAGCGCTTCAGGCTTCAAACGTAAATTTGCAGGCAATTCTGAATTAGGATTGATCGCATTGCGTAGTTCGTCCATGAGGTGGTCGAAACCCAACCCCCTTGTCATCTGGTCGCTTGAGCCAGCAACGTAAACAGGTGTGTCGGGTGGAACATCTTTGAGCCACGGATTGTGGTCGAGGTTCCATTTAGCACTGTCGAATGCGCTTGAACTCTCGCCTTGCTTCACGTGCATGCGTGCAGACTTACTACGGATCGCCTCGTCTGAATAATTTTCCCACTGCTGACCGAGCGGAGTCTTAGCAAATCCTTCTTTCGGCAGTCCAGCTTTTTCCCTGCGCACATAAGTTTCAGGAACGATAAGATTGTCTGGTTCCACAGGCATCCACTCTTCTCGTGGACGTTGCTGCATGTGCGAGATGCCTTTGTCAGCGAGTTCACGCACTGGGTCGTGCGGAGTGGCCATATCATTCTTGATGTATGGCAAAATCTTTTTGTCGACGAACTTGTTTAGGTAATGGCTAGGAGTTTTTCCTTCGACAACCTGCTGCAACTCTTTGGGATAGTTTTTCGCCATCCATTCCCAATAGTCATCGGCAAACTCCATGGAGTGCCTGCCTGTGTTGTTGAAATAGTCTTGGTATCCTTGACCGACGTATGGATAATCATAGCGGATTGAGTTGCCAGCGTCTTGAGTCAGTTTGCGATTCGTGTCGATTGGTTTTTGAATGTGTTTCAACGGATGCAGCGAGTCTTCAATCGACCCAGCGATCCAGTTGCCACCCTTCTCAGGCTTCACAGCGAACATTGCTGGGTTGGGCGCCACAGCGTTTGGCAATCCTGGAATCATCGACTTGCCTTCAAGCATTCGCTGATTCATCGTTTCGCCGACTGCCTTGAGTGCTGGCTTGCCGATATTTCTTGCAGCGCCCACGACCGCAAACGGATCAACGATCGTGCCCACCACGTTGCTACCCAACTTTGTCGCCACATTCTCTGTGTGGCCACCCATCTTGGGCATCATGTTGACGTATTGCTCGGTGGTGAAGGGTGCTGGCGCTTTTGCGAGCGCTTGCCGAACGCCAGTGGGAAGATACGGAACTGCGTAGTCACGCAACAGCTCGTTCACATCGCCGACTAGTCCAGGAACGGAAGCAGCTGTGCCTTTTGCAGCACCATAGAGCATGGGCGCCAATCCGTGGGTGAATGCGTAACTTAACTTGGCTTGATCTGCTGGCATTGTCCGACCAGGACGATTCGGAACAGGCACTCGGTTCTGCTGGGCAAGCGCCAAGCGCATTTCGTCAGGAGTCGGATTAGACGGCATACGGATTCACCCTCTTCGGTTTTGTCTCGTCGACGTACTGGTCGCTGTTGTCTGGTACATAATCAATCGTTAAGAATCCAATGTCCCGTAATATTCGCAATGCCTGCGACGTGCTGTCCACTAAGTCGTCGTGGCGCACTTCGGGGAATGAACAGATTTGATTAATCAGCGGTTCACACCAATCTCTTGCGCACCCAGCCTTCTTTGTAGATTCTGGTAAGTATACTCTGCCTTTTGCAATTATAGGGGAAATAATATTTAAGCGCATCATCTTGTCCGCATTGCCAGGATTGTAAGACCGCACATTGAGCCCTGTGCGTTGCAAATCTTGAATCAACGAGATGCCTGCAGACTTGTCCTCGATGAGGATCATGTCAACTTTCTTGCCATGACCGAACTCGTCTGGGTCGCCATAAATCGAGCTGGCTTCTTCGATGACACGTGGACGTAGCTCGGGATA